CTATAAGCATACTCTCGCCATCAGCTAGGGTCTTTCTAAGGCTTTCATTATCTTTTTTTAGTTTTTCTGCATAACTAATAGCCTCGTCTTGCATTCTTTTCGCTTCTTCTTTAGCTCTTCTTTCTTCGTGAAACTCATACTTTAGTTTAGATATTCTTTTTTGAACGCCTTCACTATAGTTTTTTATTTCATCATCATTTTCGTCATTACTATCAGCCTCTGACGTTTCTTTTCTCTTAGGAACCCTATCTTCTTCTGGGGTGTCATCAATAATTTCTATGTCAAAATTTTCATCATTTTCAACAACCTCTGCGCTGTCTTGAATGTTTTCTTCTAATTTTTCTGCTGTATCGTTCATATTCTCTTATATCCTCTTGGGTCATCGACAACAGCTTCTACTGTGTCATCGTTAATTAATCTAAATTCCTGTGTGTGTATTTTAAAACGAGTTCCTGAGTATGATCTAAAGATAACAAAGTCACCCACTTTACAGTATGCACCGTTTGGAAACTTATCTTTATCTTTATAAGCGTCAGGACCCATGCTAACCACAAAACCTATAATAGATGCTATACCTTCAGCATCTCTTATTTGATCAGGCATATATAGACCCCCTTCGGTTTTCTCGTCTACTTCTACTGGGGATATTAGGAGTTTGTAGCCCTTTGGTTCGGGCATTTTGGAAGCGACCTTTGGGTCTTCTTCCTTCTTTACAGCTTGATACATTTTTACCTCATGCAGTGATTAAGGATCACAGTTCCTTGCGTTGAAAACGAAAAGTTACATATAACTTTTTTTAATCATTAATGTATCTCTTCTCGATGTCAAGTATATCTTCGTGTATTTTATTGAGGCATCTATACTCACCAACCATAGATGCGTACTCCTCCATAGACTTAGCACCACCTGATGTTAGATGATTTTTAATATCTTCTTTATACTCTAAAACTTTTGTTAGAAGAGGTGCATAGATACTTTCACTACTCATCTACAAACTCTCTAGCGAGGTCTATGCCCTCTTGTATACCTTGTTTTATTTGGTCTCTTTTATTCTTTTGCTCATCAGATATTGCTTTTGTAGCTACTTTTGCAACTTCTATTCTCTGATCTTTATCTTTTTGCTCAGCATCTACTTTTAATTTAGCTATATCCATTTCTTTCTTATGAGCGAACTCAGCTTCTTTTAGAGCCATTTCTTTTTGCTGTAATACTGTAAGTGGATTTTGCTGTTCTTCTTTTGCTTGTTGATTAGCTACCTCTGCTTTACTGTTGTTCAACACTTTCTCTGATGCTTTAGCAACTAGTTTAGACAACTGTTCTTCTACGTTGTCTGGTATTGGCTTGTCCTCATCTGGTAGAGATGTTCCTAACTGTAACTCCATTTCTTTTCTATATTGAAACGCAACGTGTTCCGTTATATGAGCCGCCATAGCGTTCTGTATAGCTGCTGCAAAGGGTGATTGACCTATGATTTGCGCTATCTTTGGGTCTTCAGCTGCGGCTTTATGTACTGCTATATGTGCCTCGTGATCCTGATACTTAAACGCTTTAACAGGTTCTTGTTTCATTATAGCCATGTTTTCGGCAACAGGGTCTTTAGGTTTTATATCTTCTGGTAGTTTTATAATATCATCAGCATCCTGTATCCCTAATACTTCTAACATCTGTCTGTGTAGCTTCCCCATGTCGTATAACTGTGGTGCTTGTTGGGCTAACTGTAGGGCTGACTGATACTGTGTTACTCGCTGTGCCATAGTAGATGCATTAGGATCGGATACAGGTATAACATCTATCCTGCCATCAAAATCTTTTGTCCTAGAAAAATCACCTTCTATCTCATAGGAATAATCAGATGGCATAAAGTCGTGTATGCACTTTGCTAATATTCTGAGTTCTTTTTTTAATGATGCATGAAGTCTAGATTGTACTCCTGACATAACTTTCATCGACCTTTCTAGCAAAGCTAGAGTGGTACCCACTGGAGCGTTAGGGTTCATGTTTCCTACTTGAACATCTGCTATCGACCCAATTCGTCTTCCCTCTTCGACAATATTTCCCAACAACTGGTACAATACTGAGGATGGTTCTTTATAAGGTATAAACGTAATGGAATCTCGTATCGCACCGCCAGGCACATCGACATCTCTGAACTCACCAGGCATGAGAGGCGAGTCATCCCCTTTAATACGGAGACCACGAGCTTTAAGACCAGCAGGTAGATTCGATAGAGTACCTGCATCAATAAGCTGACGCAGTATGGACGTAGCCGATTTAGCCAACCCACCAATAAGATGAATAAGTCCTGTACCATAAAAGCCAAGGCTAGGAAGATATCTATAATGAATAAAATGCTGTCTCTTAGTTTTCTTTTCATCGCTTTCATACCAGTTCTTTCTGATCGATAGTATTGTTCTAGACGACTTGTCTATGGTCACTATATAGGGTCGTGCCAATCCATCTTTATCTTCAAAAGGTTCTGGCATTTCTAGATCAACGTGCATCTCTAATATAGTGTGCCTATCGTCATCATCATAAACAGCCTCACTACCATCCATCTCATCATACTTTTCTTGTATATCTGATTCGTCTCTTGTTGGCTCTGGCAGTTCTATGTCTCTATAAAATCCATTGACCTGTAGTTCTTTTACTTGATTTTCTGTTTTCTTCATAACGTGGGTATATCTTGAACACGACATAAGATCAGACGCACCATAAGAAACTACAAAATCTTCAGCAGGAACAAACATCGAGCATGGTCTTTCCATTATTGGATCATAATAGACTTTCTTAAATGCTGATCCTGCAAGAGGTAAACGAAAGAGCATCTGCTCAGTTTCATCACGATACTCTGTCATTTCTTCAGTTAGCATATAGTTCATTTCATGCTCTACACGCTTTGACTGTTCGTTCTTTTCTTTTGTTTGTTTTCCTACGATTTTTGTTCGTACAGGTCCTGACGCAGGAAAAATTTCCCCCATTGCCTGCGCCTGAAACCTAACGATAGCTTCTGAGAGTAAGGGATGAAAAACTCCTGAAGCTCCCTCCCAAGGTTGGGTTCGTTCTTCTATCTTCATACCAAGAAGATCAAGACCTTTTACATAAGACCTTGACCATTCTTTTCTAGATGTTCTATCTGATTCGAAATCGCTAACTAGATCGGATGCCATCTCATCCAAATCTTCTTCTTCCATATGCTCTGCTAGATTAGAGTTATGGTCGGCACCCAAAAGATTTTCTGTTGCACCACCTTCGAAATCTACAACAACACCACCGTCTTCCGTCTCAATAGAAACAGAATCTGGATTTACTACTTCTACCTTTAATTCTGATTCGGATGGGTTATCCTCGACATCAACCTCAAAGGGTTCAAGGTTTTTATCTACAGCCATTATCTAATTGTGAAGTTGGTGCCTCTAGTGGCTAGTCCTCCACCTCTCATCTTCATGACCTTACCGCCTCTCTTCATGCCTTTCTTCTTCATAGCACCTCCGACAGCGTATCCTTTTTTCTTCATAGCTCCACCGCCAGCCATCATCTTCTTTTTCATGCCTGTCATGCCGCCACCACGCATCATTTGCTTTTTCATGGTATTTCTACCACCTGCAGCCATGCCTTTCTTTTTCATTACACCGCCAACTCTAGCCATTTTTTTCTTCATAACGCCACCGACCCTAGCACCTTTTTTCTTCATAACACCACCAACTCTGGCACCCTTCTTTTTCATTACACCACCACCACGCTTTTTCTTTGCGGCAAAACCCTTTAGTGATTCAGCGTGTTGCTTGGTTTGTTTCTTAGGTGCAAACTTATTAGCATACTCTTTTAGGCTAAGACCTGTTCTCTTTAAATCTGCTGCTGTTGCGGCTATTTTCTTAACACCTTTACTATCAAAGAAGTACAACTCTCCTCTTCTTTTTGCTTCAGCTATGCTTCTTGGCTTATTAGCTAAAGGATTAGCTCCTTTTTCTGCCTGACCTTTTGCTGTGCTTTTCTTAGGAGTATCTCCTAAAGCAGGTCCTTTCTTAACAAACTTCGTAGGTTTAGCTAGATTTGGCTCTTTAGGTTTTTTTGGTTTTGGTGGAGCAGTGGACACTCCTTGCTTCGGTAAGCCAGGTCCTCTCTTTGGTGGAAAAGCAACTATTCTATTAGGGTCATTTCCTTTTGCTTTATCTTTTTCAAGAATTTTTTTGGCTTTCTTTTTACCAAACTCTGTACCCATAGACCTTTCAACTCTTTGTTTAAAGGTCACACCGTCTTTCTTTTTCTTTTCTTCTGCCATAACTGCTCCTTAGTAGTATTCTACTGGTCTCCTGTATTTTGGCTCGTCATCCCAGTCGTCTCTTTCGGCTCGAACCCATCCACCTTGACGAAATCTTAACAGTGCCTGTGTGGTGCTGTCAACTAAATCATCATGCTCACCAGATGGAAAAGATGCACATTCTTCGATAACCTCATCAGACCATCTAGCTGAATAATACCACACACTGCCACTAGAAAACAAGTCAGTAACTGCGTTTACTCTTGCAATTTTATCGTTACCCCTAGTGGGGGTGAACTCTGTAACAGGTATCCCCATCTGTCTAAGTTCAAATACTAAAGGCGCACCCGATGCTTTTGCCTCTACAATCATCTGATCAGGCTCCCATTCCCAATATTTATCGTATGCGGCTCGTTTTAGCTCTGGAAACTCTAGTTTTTCCTTAAAAGCATCCAATAGGATGAGGTGGGGTCGGCTCTGATCCACATCTTTGTAGTGATAGAACACTCCCCATGTGGTGCAGGCACTATAATCGCTTCTTTCTGTCTTTAAAAACGCTGTATCCCATGATTGTATGATGCATTCACAGGGTGGTAGCTCATTTTCTTCCCATTCCTGCCACCATTCACGCTTAATTAACGCTCCTTCCTCCGATGTGGGGTCTTGTTGGTACTGTGCGTTCCATTTTGCAACAGGTAATTCAGCTTTTAGGCTCTCTAACTCCTCTAAACTCCAAAATTCACCCCATAATGCCTTACCAGAAGGTAAAATTGCAGGTAATTCTATGACTTCCCACTCATCTGCACCCTCTCTTTCGGACATACTCTTGATAATTTGCCCTGTTAGGTCTCTTTTTGACCATCTGGTCATCACAAGTATGATGGCACCTCCTGGTTGTAGACGCTGACGAGGTCCTGATGTGTACCATTCGTACACTTTGTCGTAGACATCAGGGTTGTACTGCCCTAATTGTGCCTCCTGCTCCGAGTGGGGGTCATCAATTATGAGAATATCAGCACCTTTACCTGTTACAGCACCACCAACACCTATCGCAAAGTAGTCACCACGCTTGTTTGTGTTCCATCTTCCTGCGGCTTTACTGTCTGTCGACAGTTCAATGCCACTAAAAACATTCTGAAAGTCTTTTGACTGTATGAGGTTACGCACTTTTCTACCAAAGCCAACTGCCAACTCAGCAGTGTGGGCTGTTTGGATTACCTTCTTATCTGGATACTGCCCCAAAAACCAAGCAGGAAAAAGATACGATGCAAATTCTGACTTGGTATGACGGGGTGGCATATTGATTATCAGTCTTTTTAGCTCACCACGAGCCACTCTTTCGAAAGCATCAGCCATGATCTCGTGATGTTCACCTCCGATAAAGCTCGACCACATCATGCGAACAAAGGATAGGAAGTCTGTCTTGGCTGTATCTTTTTGTTTTGCTACTTCGTATTCTTCTAAAAGCTTTAGCATCTCCTTTTGTTGATCTATAGGAAGAAGAGCGATCTTATCTTTTATATCTTTTGATTGAATGTTCACTGTTTTTTTCTGTTTCTTCTAGCAGATACAACTCTTAGGTTGCTCTTTCTATTGTTTCTAGGGTTACCATCCCTGTGGTCTATGTGTTTCTTATCGCCTTTCTTCACTGTTCCTTTTTTTAAGGCAGCTCTACGGTTCTTATTTCTCAAAGCCCGTTCTTGTTTCATTTTCTTAGATGCATGATATCTTCTATATTCACTCATTTTTTCTTTACATCCTCTCCTTTATTGGGTATACCTGTATAATAAGGTATACCTTTTTAGGTATATCGTTAAAATTACATAGTAATTTATAGGTATACCTTGGTATTAGAACTTGCAACAATATGGAACATACTGCTCACGGTGATAGTAGCACCAATAGCGTGGTATATCAAATCCCAAAGTGATGAACTCAAAAGAGTTCAGATACTTCTCAACAAAACCAGAGAACAATACGTCCACAAGAATGATCACAAAGATGACATCGAAAAAGTTGTCGAACACTTATTACGTCTAGAACAGAAGCTAGATAGCCTCATAGCCAAGAAATAAGCGTTACTCAGTAGGCAGTGAACCTAAATATAACACCAAGTACCACCAAACCATTAAACCCTCTGTATCGCCTTCTATAAGCCTTTCCATAATATACGAAAATAGGACACTAAAGATGACCCACTCATTGACTTTGAACCGTTTTATGAATTCCATATCATTATATGTGCAGATTACTATATATACTCGTGTCTAGCTAGGTGGCTTGTCATAGGGGGGTGGGGGTAGGTGGGGTCATTCTCCTAGTAGTGTTTTAAGTTTTGTCTCTAATTCTTCTTTGATCTGATCAGATGATCTGGAGTCCTCGACTGAGACATCAGAACTGAAGAGTCGAATTGTCTTTAATTTGCCCAGTAGCTCTAAGGCTCTGACTCGGCTTGTTGGACTGCCATGTTCAAAATCGTTTGCCTCTCTCTCCAAGCCTGTAATTATTTGATGTGATCGATTGAGGTCAGACATCCGTTGGCGTTCTTCTAGTTGTCGTTTCCTGTCCTCATAAGTTGGGGTAATGTTGGGGGATCGGAATAAGAGGTGAGCCTCTTTTCGGACATTGTGATCGCTGAAGTTCTCACAATTATAAGAGGCTTTATAGGCATCAATTAGGGTCATAGGGTTTTCTACTCCTATGCCTAGGACACAATCAATAAATCTAGACTGCTTGGCAGTCAGTCGGTGCCGAGGTTTTGCCTTGCCTTTCACGAGCTTTAATTTGGGTTTTTTTCGGTCTGTCATGGTCTAAAATCTCCTCAAAAAGTTGCCTATAACTTTTCTCTAATAGTCCTATATAGCACTTAAAAGAACAAAAGGGCAACACCGTTTTAAGCGTCATACAGAGCCATTGGCTCGTTTTAGGTGTTCTGGGTCATGAAATCTCTTAACACCCACTCAGTGGCTCTTATTCGCCATATTCGCACTTGCAGAATGGAAAAAAAAAGTCAATAAAATCAATG